TCAACGCCATCATGACCAAACAAAGCCGCGGACGTGACTATGCTGACTTGTTGCTGATGTCGCCGGAGCATTACGCGGCGTATGACGCCGCGACTGTTGCGATACAACGCCAAACCAACGAAACCAGCATGGGCAAGCTCGGCTTCTCGGCGCTGGAATACATCGGCGGCGGCAAGCGTGCTGAGATTGTGCTTGATGGCGGTATCGGTTCGAACTGTCCTGCAAACACAACGTTCGGCCTTAACACCGACAGCCTGCGACTGCGTTATCATCCGAACAGAAACTTCGACAAACTGTTTGATGGTGACGGCCAGATGCCGATTGATAAAGACGCGATCGCCCAATTCATAGGGTGGGCCGGCGAACTAACAATGGTCAACCCGCTCTATAACTGGCGCCTGTACGACTCAAATCCGGCTGCGTAGTAACCCATCCTCCCACGCGGTCGGCCGCGGAGAGGTCGTTACTCGCTTTCGCACTGCCTCGGGTAACGACCTCGAAGCAGTAACAACTAAACTACCCTGGCGTCCCAGACACGCGCCGGGCACGGCCGGCCGGCGCGGTTGTTTTACTTGGGGAGAGGCTACCGCGCCGGTCGATAACTCGAAAGAACGAGGACGATAATGCCGCAGCTAATCAGAAACCCGGACGACGTTTTGATCGCGCTGTTCAAGAACGGCACGGTGATCAATGAGGACAAGAGCGCCAAGGCCGGCCGGCCAATTCACGACGACCGCGAAATCTGCGAAATCCGCGTGCCCGGCTCGCGTGATGTGAAAATCGTTCCCGCTCACGAGCTTTGCACGGAGAAGATACGAGACCCCTACACCGGCGAGGAACGCTCGGTCACCTACGCCGAGCGGTTCTCGCGGCAGTATGCGCAATTCAAGGCGCATGCCGACCAGACCCGCACCGGCACGCCGCTGGATTACGTGCCTTTCCTCACCGAGGCCAAGCGCGTCGAGCTTCGCGGCTTTAACATCTACACCGTCGAGGCGCTCGCGCACATCGACGGCCAGGAACTGAAGAACCTCGGGCCGTACGGCCGCGAGTACAAGAACCAAGCCGAAGCATACATGGAGAACGCCAAGCGCGGCGCCCCGGCGATCGAGGCGCAAGCCGAGCTCGACGCGCTGCGGGCGCGCAACATGGCGCTCGAGGAGGACAACGCCGCGCTCCAGCGCAAGGCGCAGGCCGAGGCGAAGGACGGCAACTTCGAGAGCATGAGCATCGAGCAGTTGCGCGATTACATCACGACGCATTCCGGCCACGCGCCGCACGGGTCGCTGTCGCTGAAAGTACTGCAGCGCATGGCGAAGGAAATACCCGCGCACCAACCCGAGGCGGCCTGATCAATGTCGCTCCTCAGCGTCGTGCAGGATGTTTGTCAGGTGGTCGGCGTCGAGCGCGTGACCACCGTGTTCGGCAACATCAATAACCAGCGCACGCAGCAGGAGCTACTGACCCACGCCAACGAATGCGCGCAGCGGCTCGCGCGCGACACCCGCGACTGGTCGGCGCTGATCAAGACCGCGACTGTGACCGGCGACGGCGTCGCCGAGAGCTTCGCCTTGCCTAGCGACTTCCTGCGGCTGCTGCTTGACAGTAACGTGTGGACCTCGCGCTCGAGCTTTATCCCGCTGGTGTACATCAACAGCTACGATGAATGGCTGCGCCGCAAGGCCTCCGGCTTCTGGGACAGCCGCGGCGCCTACATCCTGATCGGCGGCCGCATCTACATCAATCCGATCCTGGCGGCGGGCGCCACCGCGACGTTCGCGTACCTGTCCAACCAAATTATCAACGTCGCCGCCACCGGCCTGACGGATACGCAATTCACTGCCGACGACGACACCTGCAAGCTCGATGAGCGGCTGCTCAAGCTGATGCTGATCTGGGTCTGGAAGGAGAGCAAAGGGTCGCCTTATGCCGAAGCAATGGGGACCTATTCCGACGCGCTCTGGTCGGTCGCCGGCCGCGACCAGCCGGCGCCGATCCTGATTGGCGGCCGGACGTCGTCGAGCACCTATCCGGTGACGGCCTATCCCTGGGCGCTGCCAACGCCATGACCGCTTATGCCGCCTTCCGCCGCCAGCCGGTCCAGCAGGGCTACGCTAATGTTTTACAGACGGTGACGTTGCCGGCGCCGACGCGCGGGCTGGTGCAGAACGAGAACCAGGCCTTCATGACGCCGGGCGGAGCGCTGGTGCAGGACAACTGGGTGTCGACGCTGCGGGGAGTAAAACTTCGCGGTGGCACCAAAGTGTGGTGCGACCTGCACGGCCTCGACGCCTGGGACGAGGGCGAGTGGGATATCAGCGACTGGGACGCCACCGTGCCGCCGATGTCGTCGCCGCTGCGGTATCCAATCGTGTCGGCCTTCGAGTACGTGTCCGGCGATAACATTCATCAGATGTTCGCCGGCCAGCCGGCAATTCTCTGGAACGTCTCGGCGCAACTGCCGACCGTCGCCAAGAGCGGCCAGAACAGCGGCAACTACGCGGCGACGCAACTAACAAACATGAGCGGCAATCATCTCATTGCCGTCAACGACGCCGGCGACGCGCCGCTGCATTACGATGGCGCAACCTGGACTGCGTTCGACGCCGATCAGATTACCGGCCCCGCCGGCAGCGACGTCGCGCATGGTCGCAACCTCACCTACGTCTGGAAGTACCGCAATCGATTGTTCTTCATCGAGGGCGGCACCATGAATGCCTATTTCCTCGGTATTGACTCGTACCAGGGCGCGCTCGGACTGATCCCGCTCGGCGGCAGCGCCCCCCGCGGCGGCAGCCTCCTGTTCGGCGCGACATGGAGCGGCGACACCGGCTCGGGCACCGACGACAAGTGCGTGTTTGTTACTACAGAAGGCGATTTGATAATCTTCAGCGGTAACAATCCCGCAGACCCGACCGGCTGGCAGCAGCAGGGCGTCTACTCGATCGGCCGGCCGATGGGCATGAACGCGCATATGCCGATCGGCGGCGATATCCTGATCATGACGGTGGACGGCATCGTGCCATTGGGTCAGGCGATTACCAAGGACGCCGGCACGCTCGATCTGGCGCTGATCACCAACCCGATACGATCCATGTGGCGGCAGGAAGTGGCGCTGAAATCCAACCTGCCCTGGACGATGAAACGCTGGGATGACTACGGCGCCATCTTCGTTACTTGGCCGGGAGGCTTAGAGGGGCATCGTTACTGCGCGGTGATGAATAACGCCACCGCCGCATGGTGTCGCTTCGTCGGTTATGACGCGCGCTGCTTCGTCAAGATGCGCGACCAGTTGTTCTACGGCACCTCGGACGGGCGCATCATCCAATGCGAGATCGGCGGCACCGATAACGGTTTGCCATACGTGGCGACCCTGGTCGGCGGCTGGGAAACGTTCCAGGCGCCATCGGCGCAAAACGTCTGGCATCAAAGCCGCGCGATTTTCAGCGCGCAGGCGATGCAGCCGTTCATTCCGCAGTTGAATGCCGCGATCGACTACGTCGTGACGGTGCCGCCGCCGCCCCCCGCCGGCCCCGACCCGGGTATTCGCGAGGTCTGGGACGAGACGCTCTGGGACGCTGGGCGCTGGGACCAGCCGACGCCGTTCGGCGCGCCGGTACGCAACACGCACTGGGTATCGATCGGCAAGACCGGTTTCGCACACGCGCCGGTCACGCAAGTAACAATCGCGCAACAATCACTGCCGCAGGTCGAACTGCTCGCGATCGGCGCGACCTTCGGGCGCGCCGGCATCAACGTATAGGAGCCGCCATCATGTCGTTGCAGAGCCGCGAGGATATCATCCGCGAATTGATGCGGCAGTACTACGGCGGCGACCCCGGCTCGCAGTTCGGCCCGACCGATGACACGGCGCCGGCCGGCGCCCCCGGCAACGGTTTTTCATTGGGGCCGATGGGCGGCTTCCAGGATGTCGTGCTCGACCCGACGCTGGCGCCCGAGGCGCCAAACAACACGACGAAAAGCGACGTTCACAACCTGCAGAGCCCGCCGCCTCCGGCGCCGCCGAACGTACCACCCGAGTTTCAGCCGCCGCTCGCACCGACAGCGCCGGCTCCGAGCCGGGGCCAAACCCCCGAGCAGGCGAACCGCGAAGCGGTCAATCTGCCGCCGGTCAGTCCGGTGTCGTTCTTGGGCGACCGGGCTTTCAACAATCCACTGCCCGGCTTGACCACGTTCGGTAACTTTGTCCCATCCTTGCCGTTCCCGAACATACCGAACCCCCCGCTGACGCTGCCGCCCAATTCGCCGTTCTTCCCGACGCAGAGCCTTGACCTCACTGGCGGCGCGGCAGGTGGTGGCGGCGGTGAAGGCCTTGGCGGCAGCGCCGGCAGCGGTGGCGGGGTTAGCGGGGGCGGCTTCGGCGGCGGCGGCGGTGGCGGCTTCGTCGGCGGCGGCGGCCCAAGTAGCAGTGGGCAATCCAGCGGCCATGGCGCCGCGCCGGGCTCCGGGCACAGCCCGGGTGAAGAAGCCACCGTCACCATTGGCGATATTGAGACCGACATTCCCGGGGACGTTCCGGCCGCGCCTACCGCGGCGCCCGACACGCCCGGCCCGCAGAGTTCGCTGACCGACGATCAGCTATCGGCAATGGCGGCGTCCCTAGAGGGGCAGAGCTACGGCTACGCGTTCGATGACGCCCCCGAGGGCGGCTACGGCAGCTTCGGTGACAGCTTCGGTGACAGCGCCCCCGCGGGCGGCGGCTATGGCGAAGGCGGCTATGGCGAAGGCGGCTATGGCGGGGAAGGCCCCGGCGGCGGCGAGGGCGGCTATGGCGGCGAGGGGGCCGGCGCCGGTGAAGGCGGCGAGGGCGCAGGCGGCGGCAGTGGTGCAGGCGCAGGCGGAGGCGAGGGCGCCGGCGGCGGCGAGGGCGCGGGCGGCGGCGAGGGCGCAGGCGGCGGCGAGGGTGCAGGCGGCGGCGAGGGCGACGGCGGTGGCGGCGGCGAGGGTGGCGGCGACGGCGGCGGTGGTGGTGACGATGACGACGGGGACGACGATGAATAAACCCGCGCTCGTCAGCAGCAACTCACAGCTTGATTTATGGCCGCCACCGCACCCGCCAGCGAAAGCGGCGCCGGCCTCGAGCGCCGTGGTCGTGGTCGACAACGTGCTGCGCGAGCCCAAGCGCGCGGCGCTGTTCGCGTTCCTGCAGGCCCCGGGCTGGAAGTTTGGCTGGAAGAGTTCACGCAAGCGCGATTTGTTCAGCTTCTGGCACAAGCATTTCGCCGGGCACCGCAATTCCCGCGATGAGAAACCCTACGCCTGCGCCGATGAGCTACTCAAGAACGCGCCGCTGGTGTTCGAGCTTTGGTTGAACCTTTCGCAGAGCGTGTTCCGCGGCCACACCCTGATGCGCGCCTACGCCAACGCCCACGCCTATGGCGGCGAGGGCGCGATCCACACCGACTCCAAGAAGCCCAATGCCCGCACCGCGGTGTACTACCCGCATGCGGCTTGGTCGCCAGACTGGGGCGGCGAGACGGTGCTCTTCAACGACGACCAGACCGATATTATTACTTCGATCTATCCGAAACCAAATCGTCTGGTGTCATTCCCGGGCTGCATGCCGCACATTGCCCGCGGCGTGTCGCGATCGTGCCCGGAGCTTCGCATTGCCCTCGCCTTTAAGACTATCAAGGAAGAGTGCGAATGATCAGACCGGAGCACCAGGACTTTCTGATCAACCGCGCCGGCGCGCTCCGGGCCAAGCACAGCGGACGCTCGCTGTACGATCACCTGCGCGGTACCCACACCCTGCTCAAGCTCTGGGGTAACAGCGACACGATCTGCAATGCCGGGCTGTTCCATAGCATCTACGGAACTAACAAATTCCGCCGGCAATGCTGGCCGCTGGACGACCGCGGCACGATCGCCGGACTGATCGGCATCCTGTCGGAAGAGCTTGTTTACCGCTTCTGCACGTCCGACCGGCCGCGGGTATTCGTCCCCGCGGACCCAGGGAAAGACAACGCCATCTGGAGGTCACTTCGCGAAATCGAAATGGCGAACCTGATCGAGCAGAACTCGCGCTCGCGCTGGCTGCCGATCATGGCGGCGGTCGGCGTCAGCAAAGGGGCGCGCGAGAGCCTGGAGCAGACGCTATGCGCTACCTGATCGGGCATAACGATGTGGTCGCGAGGTTCGTGGCGGCGCACATCCCGCACTGCGAGCGCGGCTTCGGCACCAAGATTATGACGCTAGGTGTGGTCGACGGCGGCCGGCTGATCGGCGGGCTGGTGTATCACAACTATGACCCCGAGGCGGCGACCATCGAGATTTCCGGCGCCGCCATCGATCCGCGCTGGCTCACGCGCACGACGCTGCGGCTGATGCACGTTTACCCGTTCGTTGATGCGCGATGCCAGATGGTCGTAATGCGCGTGTCGGCAGACAACGCGCGGCTGTTACGTCAGCTAAAGGCGCTTGGGTACAAGCGCGTCACCGTGGAACGATTATTTGGCCGCGACCGCGACGGCGTCGTGGCGACGCTCACCGATGACGTCTGGAAAACTCGGCGCATCCATCAGCGCGTGGGCCTGATGCAACACCAAGAGGCAGCCTGATGGCGTACGGCAACACTCCCGGCAATGGACGCGACGCGATCACGCAAGCACTGATGCGGATTGCCTCGCCGCCGCCGCAGGCGCCGCCGCTGCCGGCAATGCCACAGCCGGCTATGCCGGCGCTCGGCGCGCCGCCCGCCGCCGCAGCGCCGCCGCCCGGCATGCCGGGCATGGCCGGCGTACCGCCTACAGGCGGCATGACACCGCAGGCCGGGCCAATGAGCGGCGCCGGCCTGCCGGCGCCGATGGGGCCGCCGCGGTTGCCAAATCCGCCGATGCCTGGGCAACCGCAGTACTGATAGGAGATTTCCATGGGCAAACCGACCGCCCCCGACCCGCCGAACCCAT